TGGTGAAGCCACTGATCCCGGCGGTCGCCGAGGCATACGAGGACTACATTCTTGGTGCGATCACGCTTTCTAAAGTGGACCTCGCGAAAATAAAGCAAAATCTTCTTGATGGGATTCATGAACCCTATTCTTCACCGAGCGAGGAACAAGAGTTTTCAGTGAAGCTCCGTGCTCTTGGGATCGTCTAGACTTGTTCGGTGGCTTGTATTTCTCGCCCGCCACGAGACTCCGTGGTTCGTAGGTCTTGGGCGGAGGAATCGCCGGTAAGTTTCTTGGACCAATTGGGACAATCTTTTCTTCCGATTGTTTTTCCTCGGAGGATGATGATATAATGTTCTGAATTTTCGCCCATTCTTCGTCCGTGAGTTCTCCACCGCCGATATCATTCTCAGTTAAACCAAATTCAAAATACACTTCCATGCGTTCGTCCAAATCCTTTCCTTCCAATTTAGCCACCATTTCTTCGTGTTGTTTGTTTGATAGTAAGTATTTCTTGCAAAGAGGAATTCCACATCCATCCATGGGACACGGTGGATAATAGCGTTTCAGCGAACGTTTGCAGTATTGATGACAAAAATTTTCATTTTCATCAATCCTTAAAACAAGATTATTTGTTATGACCAAGTTACAAACGTTGCATTTTACTTTTGGGATGAGACCAAGACGACACGCGTGATGAACATCGTGCCCACAGCGGGAGTTTACCCTACAGACAAAGGGAATATCTTCACCGCAGATGTGACACGCAGACATCTTTCTAAAAAACAAGTTAGTATATTATTTAATTAACGCTTCATCACGTGACCGCACATCCTGCAGGTGATGAAGATGGTCATGGGCTCGTCTGCGGATCGGGTCTGCTTCTCTATGTAGTGGGTCTTCATAGATTTGCACTTGCCGCACTTGAACATCCCATCGTCGTATTCCTCTGGCTTCTTCTCCACGACCTCAACCTTGGGCTCCTGGTGCCAGAGATCCCATACATCGACTTTTTCCAATGTGGCGAGCTTGAGTTTGCCCGACTTGATGCGATCCAAAAAGAGCGACTTTTCGTTGTTTCGAATCGCGTAGATAAGCGTTCTCATCCTCGATGTGAATAGCGTCGTGAACGCCGGATTCTTCCAGTTGGCGCGCGTCTCATCTTCCTCGTTGATGATTGTGACGTTCTTGAATGGATTTGGAATTTCCACCTTGTAGTTGCTCAGATTTGTTGAGATGTGTTCGCAGAGTTTGCTGTGTTCTTCCTTGAGGTCATCGTTGGCATGCTTCTTGTCCAGAGTTGCCGTCCTTTCAATTCTCTTCCAGCACTCGGGCGAGTTGATGAAGATGTCCCGCTGGATCTGCACGAGTTGTCCGAAGACGCTCTTGCGAACCTCCGTTAGTCGTTCCTTGATCTTCTCCATCTTGACCAGGTTGCGTTCATTCAAAAGGTGGAGAAGGCGTTTGAGAATGCGCTTCTTCTTGGATACGTTGGGAAGAGGGAGATACTCGTCCTTCGTGCCAATGAAAATCTTTGGATTGTATGCAGGTCTGGGAATAAAATAGACTTCAAGTCTTTTGGTGATGCGCGAGATCCCTTTCATCTCATTTTCCAGGTTGTCAATGTCGTTCCTGATCGCCTCGTGAAACCTCTTCAGTCTAGCCTGATCTAAGAGGCGTTTGGATACCTTTTTGATGGGTGGCACAAATGTCTCTCCGACCATCTGATTCTTGATGGCAAGAATGCGTTCCTGCTTGAGCACCAGAGGTGTCCTGACCTTGGACAGACCGTTGTCCGTATGGACGAAACGATAGTTGCACTTGGCGAGATAGTCCGTCCACAATTTGGAATTGCACTTTTGTATCTCCTTGCGATTCACCGAAGGCTCGACGTGGGCCATGTTCTTGATAGACCAGTTCTTTGCACCTTTGGCGAGGTGGACTGCCAGGGTGCTTGCCTTGGTCTCACTCACCACGCCGGAGGCGATTAGCGCGTTGGTCGCGAGCGCAATTGCTTTCTGCTCCATTGTTTCTAATGCCCAATTGGGTATTGTTTTTCTTCCTGAATAATTATTTCAACTTCTTCACTTGTAGGGTTTGGGCGTTCCTAGTTCGCTTGACTTCATTGGGATCCTGACCGGGCTTGGCGGCGCCTCCTGCCTTTTTGTATGTCTTCTGGTGGAGATTCCAAAACTGAGACGAGCCGACGCGGAAGTTAGTGTGGATCTTGGCCTTGTACCAGAAGACACAGTCCTCAATTCGATTGGACTTGCTGGTGTTGTCCAAGACCAGAACCTCGTAGTTCTCAGTGCACGCAGTCATCACCTGATTGAACATATCAAAATTGGGAAAGATTCCGAAGAAGGACTTGTACAACTTTTCGCGGTTCTGGATGACGTTCTCGCGGGCGATGAACACGTAGTCCACGTTGGCGCGGAGGTCGGGACTCAGGTCCATGCAGTACTGCATCGTCAGCATGAAAAATATCTTCCAGTGGCGTCCGTTCATGAAACACTGGCGGATGCACGAGTCCTTGAGGAACTTTCGGTCGTACATGCAATCGTCCATGAGGATGAATGCACCAATGTCCCGCGAAGTCAGCTCCGTCTTTCCCGGAGGAGGCTTGAGGTTCACCATCTTTCTCTGCCTGTCAATCACCCTATCAATGATGTCTCTGTCGTATTCACCGTAGATGAACAGATCCGGAATGAACTGCTGATACCAGTGATTTCCCTCTTCGGTCGCAGACATAACTACGCCTGCTGGGAGATGCTTTTTGTGATATAGGATATCCGTGACCAACGTGGATTTTCCGGTCCCTCGCTTTCCAATGAACACACAGACCTTGTCGTCACCCATTGAAGCGGGATTGAATTTTTTGAGCTGAACATTCATATCTACTAGTCTACACGCATTTTTTGAAATCTTTTTTTAACACATCATATTAGAATGCGGCTTGCCGTCACAGGATATCAGGATACCTTTTTGACGGGAGATCCACAAACAAGTTACTATCAAAAGGTTTTCATAGCTAGGGCTGGGTATACCTCTGAAAATCTACGTCTGGCATTTGACTCGGATATCAAATTCGGAAATCAAAATGACTGCACGATTGATAATGACACGTGCGATATCATCACCGGGTTCTTCTTGAATTTCACTTACACCAATACACAAAGGGTTCCGCAGGATGCCGGTCACGCCTTCGTGGAGCGTGCGGATCTGCTGGTGGGTGGTCAGACGATAGTGAGCTTGACGGGAGAATACATGGCATTAATCTCCGACCTCACAGACTCACAGCGCACGCGAAACAATACCGACGTGCTTCTGGCTCGAAATGTCAGTCCCACGAGTTACGGGGCGAGCCCGGCGGTAAATAATTTCTCGGTGGAGATTCCCTTCTTCGGCAAGGGTTACGGAAATTCATTTCCACTCCTGGCTCTCAACAGACATAGCATCAAAATTAGGGTGTTTTTTAGAACGCAGGAAGAACTTGGTAACGTCGCACTCCCCAACGTGGAGATGAATATCCAGGCTGCCTACTTATCCGACGAACATCGCAAATTCTTTCTGGGGAGACAGATAAATTACGCTATAAGACAAACTCAACTTGCGCGAGTGACGCTCAATGACAGAAATCAGATTCGGTTCATTACAGAGTTTGAAAATCCTACCAAGGAATTCTTATTGGTCGTGCAGAACGACTCTGGAACACAAGGTCTGTTTGATTACAGCTCTGGCGTAAGCACAAATTACTCGAGTTATTCTAATGATCAAGTGACCCGCTGGAAACTATTCCTGAACGGACAAGTCTATTTTGACATCGACCAAATGACAATGAGAGCCATAGAACCCTATCAATACTATGTCCAGACTCCAAGTTACAAGGTGAACGTTTTCAACGTTGGCAGTGACACGGGTCCATTTCCCTCTGGAACAGTCAATATGAGCCGCATTTCAAGTCAGATTTTTGAACTAACTCTGGTAAATAATAGCATATCGCGTAAAGCAAGACTCTACGCGGTAAACTTTAACATATTCAGGTGCCAAGGTGGTCTAGGCGGAACCCTATTCGTCTAATTGAGCTTAATCTCGCGACGCTTCTTGTCGGACGTCCGCATCTTGAAAAAGAGACGAAGCACTCCATCAATGTAAGTTGCCTTGTAACCCTCATCCGATACGTCCACGTAACTGGGAAGATCGAATGAGGAACTTCGGTTCTCTCCGTAAGCCACCGTCACCTCGTGGTCATCCGAAGAAAGTGTGATATGAATGTTATCCTTGCCCACCCCGGCAAGATGCATCTCAATCTCAAAGCCGTCATCGAGGGACTTGGTGGTCTTGTAAATAAATCTGTCCGCCAACTTACCGTGAAAATGTTTCTCGATGTTGGGGATCTCGTTCAGGACCTTGGACGTCGTGTCCAGAAGATCATAAAGATCGCCGTGCCGAAGGAAAGGTAAAAAAGCCATTGTACTTTACCTTGGCATCTTTTCTTTAATTATTTTCCATTCGGTCCAATCGGGTGATCTGGTGTCAGCCACGCAGACCTCTGCGATCAGACGGATCGGCGTGGGATAGACCGACAATATCCGTTCGTAAGGACTAAACGAATACATGTGAGACATGTGAGGTATGTGCTGAACCGGGTGATCCTCTATGGTGCACGTCCACCCAAGTGCATGAAGTGGGTCAAACTTGTACTGCTTTCCAATAATACCGTAGGGCTTGAAATCCACCACATCATAGAGACGACCGAGATTAACGGGATCAGGAATCTCTTCGTGATTTGTCGAGATCGTGATATGGGGAATGTGCCTAAACTTATACACCCTAGTCAAAAGTCTGTGGTTCAGTGGCACAAGCCATACAGAATATCCGTACATTACTATATATGGAGGATCTTTCTTTTAGCCAGAAGCTAGGTGTGGCACTCGCGGTTGCACCCACCGTCCTGATGTTTGGACCCATTCCCATCATTCTGGCTTCAGGGCGATTCTTCTTCAAAATTATTGATAAAACAATTGTGAAAAAGTAAGTTCTCTCTGTATCGGTTTCGAACCGATGACCTCAAGATTAACAGTCTTGCGCTACTACCACTGAGCTAACAGAGAGGTATTTAATATTCAATCTATTTCTTTAATTAATTAACAAGATACCGACGACCCAGATAGAACCCAACAGCCACGATCAGACCACTGGCAGCCAATCCGGCCATGCTGCGAGACCCATCCTTGGACATGAAGTTGGGGATGTAGACCGCCAGCTTCGCCTGGACGTCGGGGTAGAAAACCAGAGCAACCAGGATCGCCACGATCAGAGCCTCATACTGCTCCTTGGTGAGACCGAGGGGATACTTTTTGTCTTCGTAGACCGGAGACGGAGGTGCCGCGGCGGCAACCTGCACCTGAGGCGCCTGCTGTGCCTTCGGCTGAGCCATCAACATCTCATGGGGAGCCACGGATGACTGAGGAGGGATGATCATGTGCATGTCGGCACTTCCGGGACCTTGGGGACCATTCATGTTATCATCATAATCAAGTTCCGAAATCGGGGTGGAGAATGCCATACTACTCATCTGCATCGGTTTTTCTTGTTGTTGTGCGTCATTATTTTTTCGCTCAAAAGCAGACCTTTGTGCCTCGTATCCAGTATCTCTTTCGGTCGAACTTCCTGGCTTGGGGACTTCTGGAACTTGTGGATTGTAGGTGATGGCCGTCCCACCACCTCCACCTGAACTCAAATCATACATTTCCATTTCTAATACCACTTAACAATCATTTGAGAGCACGCTGACGCATCTTCTCAAGGGCACGCGTCTCGAACCGCTTCACCTGCCACTTTGATAAATTGAACATCGCGCAGACCTCAGCCAAACTCATCTGATCCAAATACAAATGCGTGATGATTTCCCTCTCCCCGTGATTCAGACAATCCATGAGGTAGTCAATGTCTTCTTCTTCTGCGTCCAAGTGACAAACCTCGGCAACCGGAAGGTAATCCATTGCGTTCAACGTCTTCTTCACGTACCTGGACATGTAAGATCTTATCCACGGGTAGGCGTAGGTCGACAGCTTGGTCCCCTTTGCCGGATCATACTTTACGATCGCCCTGTGCAGACCGAGCGTCCCCTCTTGAACGAGATCCTTTCTAGAAATACCAGTCCTTTGGTATCTGTAGGAAAGCTTGTGAACCAACCCGAGGTTCTGGTGAACAATGTCGGTCGTGGTCTTCATCTAATTAGTCACCGCCCCTTAGCCTTAACACGAGATGAATCGTGGATTCCTTCTGAATGTTGTAGTCCGATAACGTCCGTCCGTCCTCAAGCTGCTTTCCTGCGAAAATCAACCGCTGCTGGTCGGGCGGGATCCCCTCTTTGTCTTGAATCTTTGCCTTCACGTTGTCAATAGTATCCGAGGAATCAACCTCCAGCGTAATAGTTTTGCCTGTAAGCGTTTTGCAAAAAATTTGCATCCTTAATATTAATATCCATAATTATAAATGATTGGCATCGTCGCTTTAACGACCTTCTTCGTATTCTTCCTTGAAGGGCTTGTGCATTACAACATTGGTAAGAATAAGTTGACCAAGTTGCAGTTTCCACAAGGCAAGGAGATAATCCAGTGGATCGGGACCCTGTTGTTCTTCAGTCTCCTGAATGGAGTCCTGGCGTCCAGTTTGAACTCCGCATGATCTTCCACAGAATGATGATCAAAATGGTTATCGTAATCATGTGGATTATCGCAGTGCAAGTTAAATAGTATGTCATATGTAATCGTAGTGGTTTCCACAGACGCGAGTGTATGTCTGGGTGACTGAAAAACATTTCTAGTGCTTGAGTAGTTAAATCCTGTTCCTCGTCCGAACCCATGGACAAGTTTCTTAAGACCAAACGAGATAATATCTTTGAAACATGTGACCCGGGAAAGATTTTTCTAGTCAAGAGCTGGACAACTGCACAAATATGCAAGACCATAGGCGCGTCAGCAGTCTATGTGGGCACCGACACCCTTAGATCCCAGAACGTCACCGAGAACTTCTTTGAATTCATCGGTTTCAGTAGGGCAGACATCGTCACCGATGATTCGTCCATGATCAAAAATGAACTTCCCGGCTGGAGATGGATTCAACAAAACAGAACAAAAATCAAATCACGAATCTTCATCCCGTGCGAAAACACCATCGACACCATAAACATTCAAGATAAGACTTTGGATCCAGAAGGCGGCAAGGAAATCGTGGAAACTATTCATCACAGAGATATTTTCAAGACGACCAAGGAGATCATGGAAGATGTTCTAACCAACAAAGGAAAGTTCCGGATGAATGACTATCTGGGAATGCACATGGACGAACCCGGAAATCGTATGGGCATCGTACAGGAAAATTACATTCATGCCAAGGGAATTACCATGAGTGAAATTTCATATATCGCGGAACACCTTGCCGAAGGCGACTACTGGGACACCATGATGTATTCACCTAATTACACCGAACAAATACACGAACAGTTTGTAATATCCGCCGTAATTAACCCATGCGCAATCATCAAAAACCGCATCCCACATGAAAAGATGTCACCGGCACGCGTGTGGACCAAGGACTTTAACATGCGACTAAAGAAATCACTAGAGAAACACTGGCTCGTATCAGATCCAGATACCATGCAGGTTTTACGCCTAAAACCAGAACTTATACCAGAATATTGCACTAATTCAAGTGGTATCCACTACATCAACCAGACATCCATGGGATCCAGGGTCAAAAATGATGTCCTCAAGGAGTTGAAACTTAAGTTAAAGGAGAGAGAACAAGACTTTTTATAACAAGCAACATGAGGCGCCCGTATGCCAGAGATGACGAGTCCGATGACGGAAGCGATATCGGGGTTGACGGCGAGAACTACAACATCGACATTATAGGAAATGATATCCACTTCACTGGTGAAATATCCGATGAATCCATACACGACCTTATTGTTCAGGTGAAGACATTGGAAAGGAAACTTCTTTCAGTCAGGGAATACAAACCAAAAATTACACTTTACATTAGGAGCGACGGAGGAGACTTCTTTGCCGGACTGAGCTGCATGGATCACCTCAGGAGACTCAAAGTCAAGTTGGTGACCGTCGCCGATGGGTTTTGTGCCAGCGCAGCCACCTTTGTTCTGATGGGTTCCAAGAATCGCAGGATTATGCCTCATGCCCACCTGCTCATCCACCAACTTTCCACAGGCGCCATGGGCAAGTATGAAGAACTCAAGGACGAAATCAAAAATTGTGATAAACTCATGGAGACCCTCCGCAAAATCTATACCCAGTATACACAAATCCCAGAAGACAAACTGAACAAGTTACTCAAGAAGGACATCTACTTTACTGCCGAAGATTGTGAACGCTGGGGGATTGCCAAAAATAATATGTGATAATTACAAATATGAAGCTGAACATGAAGATGCCCAAGCTGTCTCAGCAGGCTATGATCGTTGCCGTCGCCGCCGTACTCCCAGTTCTGGCCTCAGCCTACAAGCTGCGGATTATGGATGCCGCCGTCCTTGCTCTGTCAGGAGCGCTTGCCGTCTACAACGTCAACTGCCTCACCGCAGGCAGCTGCAACACCTGGGCAACCGTGGTGTCCATCTCTTTCTTCATCATGACCATCATGCAGCTCATGGCGCCGCGCGAGGGCATGGAGGGCGAGAAGGAGACCACCGTGGAGGTCGCGGATGAGGAAGTTGTCGTCGAGGCACCCGCCGAGACCAAGGAAGTTAAGGCTCCCGCCGCGCCCGAACCCACAGTCGCCAAGATGCCCGCCGAGACCAAGCCCAATGGTATGTCCAAGATCGCCGCCGCACCCATCGCGACCACCGAGACAAAGGCTGTCGTCGCGACCACTAATTCGGTTCCCGCAAATGATTCGGACTACGAGCTCGAACTGCTCAAGCAGGAATTTGATGGGATGTAAAGTTCACCGCAGCTTCATAGAGATCAATCCCGTGGTCAGAGACCGCACAGCAGGCTAACGACGACGCCTCGACCTGCTCGAGGTCAGGCTTGTAGCCGTAGGGACTGGTAACGAAACATCCCTTTACGTGTTTGAATCCCCAAGCACGCAAAGGAACCCGGGGGATGGGATCATTCACATCCACGAATCGGAAACTGTTGTCAATGACAGCATCGAAGAGACGACAGAAGTGACCGCCCCCAACCCGAGGAGATCCGAACGTCACACAGTAGGTCTCCACGTCACCCTCGACGTTCTGCTCCACGTCCAGGGCACAGATGGTAGAAAGTCCACCTCCAAGTGAGTGACCGGTGCAGACCACCTTGGCGTCGTTGAAGTGCTTGATCGCGTCCATGATGAGCGTGCGACCACTCATGTACTGCCCCAGGAAGCCAGCATGGACCCTGCACTCGTCTGGAAGGAACGGCGTCTTGACCCGGAACGTCAGCGCGTCCGTGCACACGTCGTTGATCTGGTCCGTCTCGGTGCCGCGGAACACCACCCAGGTGATTCCGTCTTCAGATTTGATGAAACAGTCCAGACCCGTCTCATCACTGCTGATGGGCTGAAAACCATTGAGTACCATGACAGCCTTGTCGTAGGATTCCCTAGACAGGGTCACACTTTGCTTGATGATCTTCCTCGCTTCCTCCTTCATACTCTTTTATACTTGGGTGGTATTTTCTTCGTCAGAGTCTGTCGTGGGCTCCCGCCGAAGTCCCTGGAGCGTCTCCGCAACCTGGAGCTCCTCGAACGTCGGAGGGAATGGCTCCGGCTCGAAGACATTGGGAGCGAAGGACACCTGCGAGAACCCCGGTGAAGGTGGAGGCACGTCGTAGTCTATATTCTTGGTGCTGAAGAAACGAGCCGCCGCCTTGCGAATCCTGTCAGCCGAACTCGAGTTCAACTTCTCGTGCACATCTTCACTGTAGGGCGTGATCTCGCGGATGTCCAGAATCTCGGGACGGGCAAAATTGTGCGCCTCCTTGGGAAACTTCTTCTCGAACATCCGAAGAATGTCACCAGGAATCAACGGCGACTGCTCGATCAACCTGTCCATGTCCAACTTGGTCATATTGATGAACTCGTGACCCGACATTGAACGCTCCTCGGGTGGCAAACTCAACTCCAGACGCATGTGACGCGACATCTTTCCGTAGGTCGCCGCACTGACCCTATGGGCCTCCATGAGTTCATTCACCTTCAGGAATTGCGCAAGCGTCGTAGCTATTGCCGCAACAAGATTTAACCCACCAATTATCAGGGGTACAGTGGATTGTGTGTTCGCGGGAAATGTCCCTTGGGCAAAGTTTGCAGTCCCAGTCAACGTTGAAATGATGATGATTGGGATTGTAAAGCGCATACTCATCTTTTTGTATTTATGGTATGACATGAAGTGAAGGTAACGGTACGTCGCCGAGACCTCTCCCCAAATCTTGAGGATTCCGGCCTGCTGTGGATGCCAGTCTACTTCACTTACCATGTTTCTTCTACCATAACAAACTATTTTTTCACTTTCGGATCATTTGATCCTCGCCTCGGTTCGTGGGTCTGTCGACCGTCCCGTGACGCGAGTCGAGACAATTTTTGGAGTAGGCTTCCCAACGCTCTGCCCACTTATATTCACCCTGTGATCTCCAGTGGTTGGCAAACTTCTCGGCTTCCAGTGACTCCATCAATTTCTGAGGCGTCGGTGGCGTGTATCTTGTGACCGGTCTTCGCATTTGTCTTTTTTGTATCCACTTCCTTAAGTGCATGTTCAATGATATTGTTCTGAATGCACCAGCGAACAAAGTTCAACTGACCGATCGTAGTCTTGATCGTCTCGCCGTTCACCACAAAGTCTATCCGCTCCGTTCGACAAAAGGGATCAAACAACTTTTTGCTGTAACCCTCCAGCGTCGACTTGTATTCAATGTGAACCGTAAAGACACGACCCGAAATCTCTCTCTCGTAGCTTACATTGTTCTTTTTCGCATAATTGGTCACGAACCACTCGATGGTCCTCAATGAAATGCCGTTGATTCGGTGATTAATGATGTCCAATAATTTCGTGCCGTTTTTGGTGTCGTCATAAAACCGCGCGAGACTCTGGAGAAGAAGTTTAGATCGTCCTTCCATAACTACTAATTAGATGCGTTTATTCTTTAAGACCCGAACGAAGGCATCACGCGAGTGCTCCCGCTAATTTGTCTAGGTGCAGCAGTCATTTCTTCGTAGGCAGTTGGCACGTGATGCTTTTGACAATAGCCACGAATCTCCGAAGGGTTGGAACACCTTTTGTCACGGGCGTCAATGTGACAACACGTATACGTACACTGATACTTTGCCATAGTCTTATAGACGTCAGACTTGTAGAGACTGGGATTGTCCATGAGTAACGCTTTTATAGCATTGTCAATACGCTGATCCGCATAGATCTTCATCTTGCGATCAACATGCGTCTGCAGTGCCGCGAACTCATTTGTCAGATCCATTCTTGTCTTTGTTTGCTTTATCTTTTTAAATTGCCACGAGTTTCATGTGTCCACCAATCACCCCAGGGTCACAATAGATATCGTTGCCAGCCTCGCGGAGCTTGATGCAGAATCCAACGTCCTCGCTCGTGAAGTCGCGCATGTCACCAAACTCCTTCCATACCGGCTGAAACCAAGGATACTCCAGCGACTCCAATGCCTTCCTGCTTACAAGGAACATACCCATGCCCGCGTAATCAATGTCGAACAATTCGGTCTTCTGTGACTTGTGCATTTTATCTACGTCTTCCACAGTCAAAAACTGATATGACTTGTGCTCCTTGAAATACTCGTCATCCATGCGCCTCACAACAGTGAAATGCTTCATGTCCTTCATACGATAAAGACCACAGATGGCATCCTTCTTGTGGGACGCGAGACGCTCGATCATCTTGAAATTGAAACGAATGTCAGAGTCAATCCACAGAACATAATCGTAATCCATTTCCCCGTTATAGGGCTTCTGGTTTTTACCACGTCCAACATCGCCACCGAGGAGCTTGTTGCGAACGTAGTAAACATTGGGATCGTAGTCCATGGACAAAACGACCTCCCAACCTGCCGCCTTGGTCTCGTCAATGAACCGGATGATGTCCATCGTGACCTCGCGGGAAAAGGTATTTCCAGGAATGCACAAAACAATCTTCATTTAAGGATTTGTGGTGTATTATCTTTAAGACTATGGACAGAGCATGGGAACTCTTCAACATGCTGGACAAAAAAGACAAGTTCGTTCACATGGCAAGCCCGTTTGAGTGGACAGATAATAAGGAATACTGGATGAAAACATGGGTCGAATACAAAAACAAGATACCAAAGTTCATGAGACCCTTCATGTTCATGAATCCGTTTTCGTACTACATGGAATACTGCTATAGGATGGTTTCCGAGTCAGACGAAACTCTTCGAATGCCACTTGTACCTCCGGAGTCTGAGGTACTCTTTGACGGCTGCACCAAAAGTGAGCGAACAGAATCGCGTCCGATATGTCATGCCATCGAGAACTCGTCTCGGGAATCTTCTCTGGATGACGATGACGCGCAAGAGCAAGACTTCGTTCCTTTCGGCCCTCATAGTCCAGATGATTCATCGTGAAGTGAGCATGAACTGAGTTGGGGCTCACTAGATGCGCCTTGCGACGGTACTTAAATAAAAGCAGCGATTGAATTTCAAGAAGACCACCGGGTGGCTGCCGCTCTAGCAGGATCGTGTCCGCCTTTTCGAAGATCGGGTGGTACTCCTGCATAAAGTGAGCCACCAGGTCAGCCATCTCGTTCGTGTGCGGAATGTCACACGCGTGAAAGTCCACACGCTTGTGCGGAAGCATAGTCAAATCAACCTTGTGCCACTTGATTAGTTCAGGGTGATGCCTGGGATGTTCGTCCCACCAAAACTCAACCATCCCAAGGTTTTTCAGTCCAATGTCGATGGATACAATGTTCATCCATATTAGATTCTTTAAATTCTTAATTAGTAGTAGATGATAAAGGAACTTTTCGAGGAAAAGTTTGGGTTCACCCTCGGTGAACGGATAGGCACCAAGAGCAGCTACGGTGAAGCTTATGTCATGCCCACCAAGTCCAAGATTGTCAAGATTTTTTACGCCAAGTCAGATGACCTCGCCAACCGAGAAATAGCCATCACAACCATCATGGGTCTCGAAGGCGTGGGTCCAAAGTTGTTCAATGCCGGCAAGCTGGACGACAAGTATTACTACATGGTCATGGAACGCATCTCGGGCGACCTCCTCACCATGCCGAGGTGGCTGCGTAAAAAGTATGAACCAGAGATTAATGCACAAATCCTCAAACTCATGGACAAGATGCACAGTCTCGGATTCATTCACGGAGACCTCAAGTGGGACAACATCGGCTACAAGAACGTCAAACAGTCCGCACCAAAGATCTACATCCTGGACTTTGGTCTCTCCATCAAGTTTCCGCGGAACGTCCGAACGAATCTTAACGTCGTCGAGGGAATCGCACGCGCCTATCGCGCCATCGGAATCAGACCGCGAAACTTCGTCACTTCGCCGCAGAATCTTCGGGGTGCACTGAAACGCGCCGTCACCGAAACCAACCGGAGCAGCGTTTCCCGAACCAGGACCCTCGGCGCAGACAATCTCATGAGCGCCGCACTCAGTATCGTGAACAATAAACCTCTGAAAGTCAGCATCCCCAAGGGCATGCGCGTCCCGAGCCTCAAGTCCAGAAAGTACGTAGACAACTACCAGTACAACGAGTTTTTCAATGAAATCCCACAGAGACCCACGCGCCCGAGGTCCATTACGCCACCCGTGATATTCGAACAACTCACGCCCGATTTCGTTCCCAATCCCAATTACAAAAGGACCCCACCCGTTATCCGCTACCCGAAACTATTTGACCCCATGAGCCCTCCTTACTCCTATCATAATATCCCTGCCAATGACCCCAAGAAAATCAAGAAGACCACCCCGAATCTCGAAGCCAAGAAGAGGAACATGATGTTGCTCTCGCCCATCATTGAAAACATCCTCGCGGAAATCCCCGACGATACGGTGACAGCCAAATCCCCGGAAGTCCGCAAGGCCGCAAAGAAGATGAATATTTTCAAGAGGACACCTGAGATCCGAGGAAACACGGAACTGATGGGACTGCTGGACGAACTCGCGCTGTCCTACGTGGCACTGCTAAAACTCTCCTACATCAAGACCCGAAGCGGAAAGCTGACCAAGAAGCAGATGGCGATCCGCGACGAACTCCGAAGGGAACGCGACAACCTTCGGAAGATTATCAAACGCCGGTTTGATAAGTATAACATAAAGAATGTTGAGATGCTCTAAAAATCCTCGGACAATGATAAATGATTGCTCTGTTTAGTCATCCCAACCTCAAGGGAACAGTCGAGTTCTACGAAAAAGATAACAAAGTTGTCATTAAGGGAGA